TTGATGATAAACCATAAAGTTCCTCAACTCGTTAAAGCATCAGGGTATAAAACAAAGACGGGTAGACACTTTCCACAGATTATAGAAGTATTGGAGCAGATGAAAGGAGAAGCAGATGGAAAATAGATTTGTCATAATTCATTGTCCTTATACAGGAAGGAAATATATTTACACCAAAACAATTGTTAACGGTAGGATTTGTGTTGATATAGTAAGGATTGATTAGGAGGATAACGCATGAGTGATTTAATCAGCAGACAGGCGACGACAGATGAGAACTATAAAACACGGAAAGCTTTGGAAGCAGTATTAACTGTGATTGAATATCTAAATGACGAAGAATATTTCGCTTCGGATATAGAATGGGTAGATACAAAAGGATACGCGATGGATTGTGATTTAGGATATTTTTTCGGAGGATTGGAGAATCTTAGAGACTTGCTTATAAGCAGATTAAACAAAGAAGTTCCGCGATACAGACAAGCATGCGAGGAATATAAGGAGGATAATGAAAATGAAGGAGATATTTAAGATTAGTGTAGCAAGGATACTGGACGATCTTACTGTGGATGAGCTGACAAACGTGCTTAAGTCATGTCATGCGAAGTCTTCAGCTAATGCTGGTCATAACATTAAGATCGAGGAGCACTACGATAAGGAAGGAAACTTCACAGACAGATATTGTGTTACATTGTATGACGTGATCAGAAGAGAAGAGATATACGACACAATACCAGAGGCTTTACTTTCTCGTATCTATAAGAATTTGAAAGATATTCGGGTAGAGACTAAGGATAAGGTTTACATCAAATTCTTAACGGATGGCTTGTTGTCGATAAGAACACTTAACTCATTGCTCCGTGCAGGATACAAAACTTTAAATGAGCTTGAAATGTTGACACGAAAAGATGCATCTAAGATAAGGAATCTTGGATCTGTTAGTTTGCATGAGCTGGAACAGGTAATGGAAGCTTATGGTTTTAAGTTTAAGGAGGAGAAATAGTATGAGTTATGAGAGAAGTTATTATGGAGCATATAATGCGCGGGAAGATATTCGTAAGCTGGAGAAGCGGATCGAGATGCTTGAGAACATGATTGGTCTTTTGGTCAAGAATGACAAGCCTGAAAGACGTGAATACGTGCGTCGTCCAAGATACAGTAAGTATGTTCTGGTAGCAGATGATGTAACTGGCGTACAGTCATACGTATATTCTCTGGAAGCATGTGCTAGATTTAACGCTAAGGAGATGGACAACGTAACATATCTTACGCTGGTTCCGGATGCGTACAACGACAATACTCCGAGAACAGAGATTGTTGTCATCACTGAAAACTTTTTCCAAAGATGGAAAAATACTCACTACGGTTTTACTGTAGTATCATATTCAGAGCTTAGTGAAATTCTCAAACTGGACGGCATAATTAAAGGAGAAAGCTAGGATAAGGAGATAAAAAATGAAAATTGATTTAGAACCGCTTAAAAGATTTCATTGGTTTGAAGATGAAAGTGGAAATATATATGAGGGAATGGATTCAAATTTACCAAAGGATATAGACTATTTTACTTATCACGTTGTGGAACCATTAGTCTATTCAGAACCAGTGGATAGTTATACATATCATCCCGAACATTTACACGAGAGAAATTCATTTTATCATGCTATGTTACATTTCAAATGGTTTTATAAGCTAATGTATAAACGCATGAAAAGAAAAGGAATGAGCAGAACATTTAAGCGCATATTTACAGGACATACACATATAGGTAGTGGTAATGAAAAGATAATATTAGCTATGGCTAATAGTGGTGATTATACATTATCAGAGGCTATATATGTATATGCCACTTCTTGTGAAAGGTGTATTAATGCTTTGGCCTATAAATATCTTAACGGAGAAGATGGTTACGCCGAATATAGTGAGGAATGGAAGAAATGTAATACATCTTGTAGATATTGTAAGAATAGTAGAGAAGCAGATAATACAGAAAGTGAGGGCAAGCAATGAAGTATATAGTTTGGTTTGATGATTACTCAATGGGGTATGGGTGCTATATTCATTTGATCGGCATTTTTGACACAATGGAATTAGCAGAAGAAGCTATTAAAAAGGTTAAAGCCAAGATCGAACCCGAAATTGAAAAGAATGCAAATGCAAAATTCTTCGAAATTAATTTAGTAGGCGTGGATGTCAATGAAATTAGTTATCCGGAATTTAATGATTGGCGATACGATTCCAAGTATATTCTTGGTGGTTATGAGGAATAAGGAGGATTAAGATGAATAAAGTATATTTTGTATATGACGTAATGTTGATGGATGCAGATTTTCCAAGAAAAAATGTTATTGGGGTGTTTTCCGAATACGAAAAGGCCATTTCAGCAATAAACAAAATTGTGGATGGCATAAAAGATGGCTACACAACCAGATGCATTACTGGCGAACCTGTAAAATACGAATACGAGGAATGCTATATACCAAATGATCATCCATATTATAAGAATTGCGTTAAGAGATTTACGCTTACGCCGATTTTTATTGAATCTGACGGATCGATTTGTCCAAGCAGCATTCACGATGTTCGAAATCATTACATATATGTTGAAGAACTCACACTTGACGATAATATGTATAAATTTGGAGATTTAGTATAAAGGAGGATAAGGAATTAAATATATGAACGCTATAATTTTTAAGAAAAAAGGATCTGAACCTATGAAAGCTATAATTTGTGACATATGTGGTAAACCAAAAACTATAGAAAAAGGATTTAAAGTTAAAATAAAGTCGAATGAACTGATTTTTCCTCGTATTGATATTTGTAGTGACTGTATGGATGAGATACTAGATCGGATTGGAGAAGTTGTATGTCCGAATTGTGCTCACTATCCTGAGAATGGTATATCGACAAATGCAATTTGTATAAGGTGTACATATTATCAGTCATTTATGCGAAAGGAGAGAAAAAATGAGAATTAAACTATATTTTATCGCGACTATCACGTTTAGTATTCTGATGGTTGGCTCTGCTGGAGCTATGTACATAGAGGCTCTTACATTCTTCGAGGGATGCTGGCAGTCGTCAGTATTCCTCATTGCGGCAGCTTGGTTTTGGAATCTTCTCAGAATTGAGAGTGAGAGAACCGCAAAATCAGTTCACAGAACCAAAAGAGAATCAGAAGATATTCTGACAGCTTTTAGAGATGGCTACAAAAACACAGAAACCTTCAAAAGATTTTACTCTGGCGAGGGTTCTTTTTTCGTTGAGAGTGAACGATTAAGATAGTCGCATATTTTTCAATTGCTATAATGGAAACTAAAACTCAAATCCAGAAAGGAGAAAAAAATGGAAGAAACCGTAACTTTAAAGCAGATGCTTTCAGAGGTCATCGAAATGACATTGGACGACATTAAGAAAACAGAAGCAGGATCAGAGGAACGAGAAAGAGCCGTAAAGGACGCTGCAACCCTGTACAAGGTTTATGCAGAAGAGGTTAAGGCCGAAGAGGACAGAGAAGTCGACTTCAAGCTGAAGCAGCAGAAGGTAGAAATGGACATGGCAACGAAGAAAGACGAACTGGAATCTCAGGGTAAGAACCACTTCTGGGAAATGATCTTGAAGGGGCTGGAGCTCGCAGTAAAGGTAGCAAGTATCGTGGTATCAATTCTGTCACTGAATAAGTGTCTCCGGTATGAATCGAATGGCACATGGACAAGCAATGCAACAAGAGGAGTCGCATCTAACGTGACGAATTCCTTGAGATTTGGATAAGTTTAAAAAGGAGGGCCTAACAAAGGCTCTTCTTTTTCTGTCGCATATTTTACATGCTCTTTAATGAGAACAACTAACTCTATAAAAATGAAAGGAGAAGAGAAGAATGGAGTTTAGAATTGTTAACGGTCTAGGAAAGCGAGTACTCGCATATTTCGTTAGGAGGTTTCTGAAACGAAAGTATGGTGTAAAAGTAAAAATTAAGTTCCACGACCATGTCGATCAGGGACTTACCACGAAAGATGGAGTTACAAAGTTTACACTCGCAGTTGATGCCGAGGCTAAAGAGAGCGATATATCTAAATTGTTAGATAAGCTTGAAGCTGAAGAGGAATCCTAAAAGGGTTTCTCTTTTTGTTTTTAGAAAGGAGAAGAGATGGATTTTTTAAACAAAATGAAATCGGAATCTGCTTCTTTGATGGCTATAGCCGCTGTAGCTGGTGTTATTGGAACTGTAGTTCTTGCTGTAAAGGCTACGCCGAAGGCTATGAAGATCATCGAAAAGGAGTCGTGGAAGCGCCATGAAGAGTGTGAAGAGCCAATGACAAAGAAAGATATTGTCAAGAGTACTTGGAAAGAGTACATCCCTACAGCTATTGTGGGAGCTTTAACAATTGCACTCATATTTGGATCAAACGCTTCCAATAAGCACAAACTTGCAAGCCTCACAGGGGCTTGTGCATTGCTCAAAGAGGGTCACAAAAGATATTCTGACAAGATCCGAGAGCTTTATGGTAACGCGGTCCACGATAAGATTAAGGAAGATATTTCTGTTGAGGATGCTAAGAAAACCGAGATTCTCGGGTACGACATGGTGCCTATGAATGACATGGTATTCAGTCCAGACGATGAGACCGAGATATTAATGTACGAGAACCTATCCGGACTTCCTGGTGCCGGAAGATATTTCAAGACAACACCAAGCAGGGTTATGGTTGCTGAGATGAATCTGAATCGCAACTTTGTCATCGGAGCAGAACCAGACCTCAATGAGTTCTATGAATATTTAGGACTTGAACCGCTTAAGACTGATGGTTTGGACGGTTCTGTGATTGGCTGGGATACTTCCGGAGGATATTACTGGGTAGACTTTAAGCATATTCGTCAGGAAACTGACGATGGTTTGGTTTACTACGTTCTGCATACTCCGTATACACCAGAGATTCTGGAGCGGTATTGTCAGAACTAACGCATATTTTTTGTTCAGAAAGGAGAACACATTATGGGTAACGGACTGTGGTTTTTAGGAATTGGAATGGCGACGTACGGTCTTGGTCGTTTAAAGGACGAGCTGGAGCGTAAAGAGACACGAGAATTTTGCAGAGAGGAGATTCAGAGACAGTTACATCCGGAACAGAATGAAGAGGATAAGGAGACTGACTAGGAAAGGAGAAGCCATGAACTTCAAACATATTTTCGGGGCGGTTAAGGCTACGACCATAAAGAAAAGCCCGGAGATACTCATCGGTGTTGGTATTGCAGGACTGATTACAAGTACGGTTCTCGCGGTGACAGCTACGCCGAAAGCTTTACTCATAATTGATGAGTACAAGCTGACAAACAAAAAGGACAAGATTACACCAAAGGAGGCAGTAAAGACAACTTGGAAGTGCTATCTTCCTGCAGCAATCACAATGACAATCTCAGCAGCGTTAATCATATTTGGAGATTCAATTCATCTTCATAGAAACGCAGCTATGCTTGCAGCGTATACAGCAGGTGAGACAGCTATTAAGAACTACAAGAACAAAGTGGTTGAAACTATCGGCGAAAAGAAGGAGAAAGAGATTCGCGATAAGGTTGCTCAGGATGAAGTCGACAGTAAGCCAGTATCTCAGAGCAATGTAATCAACACCGGTGTAGGTGACACTTTGTTCTTCGACAGTTATTCAGGAAGATATTTCAGACACAGCATCAACGCAGTTGAGAAAGCAATTAATACGTTTAATGGTGAGATGCTTAATGTGTATGGATGCTTCTTACCACTGAATCGCCTGTATGAACTGTTAGGTTTACCGTCGATTAAGCTCGGCAATTATATTGGCTGGGCTGCAGACAGAGAAGGTCAGATTGACTGGGTTAATTCTGGATCGTGGGTTGACTCTGATATTGGTGAGCCGTGTAAGTACCTTGAGTTCTGGATTGATCCGAGAAACTACGAAGCATGAAAGGAGAAGCTATGAAAGAGTTCTTTAAGAAGATATTCCACAAAGTTGCAGGGTTCTTTAAGAGAATCCTGAAGACAGTAAAGCTGTGTAATCCTATCAAAAGTGATGAGCAGTTTACTGAGGATCTTAACAAGTGCGAAAGCAAAGCAGAGAAGATGTTTGTAGGTTTTGTGCAGGGGTGCATGATCTCTCTTATGGTAGGATCGCCGATTGCATTCATTATCATTAGACAGTGTCTTCGCTTATAGACGCATATTTTACAACGTGTGTAATGGAACAACTTCCAAAAAATATTCTATACAAGGAGGAAAAACAAATGGAAGACGTAACTAAAGGTGTAGGATCGGTGCTGAAGCATATTCCGCCTAAGGCAGGAATCTTTGGAGTGATTATTGGTGGTGTTGCCGGCTTAATTGCTGGTGGAACAATCATCTATAAGAGAATTTCCAAGAAGAAAGCCGCAGAGGAAGAGACTGAAGTGGTCGAAGAGAACACTGAGGAAACTGTCGAGGAGTAACCTAAAGATATTTTAGGAACTGTTCAAAAGGGAGGTCCTTTCATGGGCTTCTCTTTTTTGCCTGAAAGGAGAATTTTATGAAGGAATTTTTTAAGAAGATCGGAACTGGTCTCAAGAAGATATTTGACAAGATCGTTAGCTTCGTCAAGAAGCACAAGGTAGCAATCGTATCCACCATCACAGCGACAGCTGCAGCATACATGGGATATCGTGTAGGCGAATTCATTGGCTCGAACACCAGCTTTGACAAGTTTGAGGGTGACCTGATCGACTTTGCAAAAGACGCTCAAACCAGAGGCAAGATAATTGCAAAAGAGATCGACGGAGGAAAGGTGCAGATGAGGTTTGTTCCTAACGAATAGGAGGATATTTTATGGGAATGTATGCTTATTCAGGACAGGTGTGTGAATTCGGAAAAGTAGTTCAGGAACACTGGGAGGGTGAGACATGGGCTGTATCTGAAGCCAAGGCAAAAAGCAATTTAACGTATCAGTGGAAGGTAAAAAATAACCGGGGGGCAGATTCCAAAGTCACGCTTCCTGGTAAAGTGGTAGAGATCGGAGGCTAAAATGGCAGATATTAATTTAAGCGATTACAAGTCTAATTCAAATGCCAAAAAGGAGGAAGATGCAAAGCAGTTACCACAGGTAGTCAATCCGGTTATTACCAGAACGAAGCCTGTAATGAAGCGCGGATTCAGGAACTTCCTTCGCAGTATATTTGGATCGGATCATGAATCAACAAAGAGATCCATAATTGCAAATGTGGTTATTCCTGAGATCAAAAAGACTTTGGATGACAGCTTCCATATGATTCTGTTCCCGAATGGTGGAAACGGACGAGGTAAGGAAAAGCTCAGAACCTCAAAGATATCCTATCGCAGTTATTATGATGACCGCGATGACTATCCGAGAGAAGAGTATTTTCCTGAATCGGATGACTCGATATTTAGTGTTTACGACTACGATCGAGTGCCGTTTGAGACACGCGGACAGGCGGAAACAGTATTAGCGTCCATGAAGGAAGTTCTTGCGAAGTACCAGGTGCTTACTGTAGCACAGTACTACTGGCTTTCTGAGATCAAGAACTTCACAACACCGTGTAATGACTACGGCTGGCTGAATATTGATTCGGCAGTAGCGGTTCCGGTAGGACGCATGTGGAAGATCAAACTTCCGAAGCCAATGCCAATTAATTAAGGAGGATTCTATGGTATGACTTTTGTAAAAGATGCCATATATTACGCAAATCAGGAGCATAAAAAGGCGGACATGGTCAATCATCCGCCTCATTATATTTCTGAAACTGGATTAGAGGTAATCGATGTTATCGAAGCGTTCACCTTTAACCTCAGTGGAATAGAGGCAACAGACACCGGCAATATCATCAAGTATATTTGTCGTTGGAAAGAGAAGAATGGCCTTGAGGACCTTAAGAAGGCTCAATGGTATATTAACCATCTAATCAAACACGTTGAAAAACTGAAAGGAGAAAACAATGAACTTTAAGAACCTGTTGGGAGGACTGAAGTGTAAGTCAATCAAGTATAGTCCTGAGATATTTGTAGCTGCCGGATGTGTGAGTCTGGTAGCAGCGGGTGTTGTAGCCTGCAAGCAGACGCTCAAGCTTAAAAGCGTTCAGGACAAGTACAAAGAGATATTTGATCAGATCAAGGCGCTTGAAGATGCTGCAAGTAAGGACAAGGATATCGATTACTCTCCGGAAGACGCTAAGAGAGATCGCAGAATCGTAACAGTCAAGAAGTACCTTGGTTACGCTAAGCTGTATATTGTTCCGGTCGGACTCGCAATCCTTGGATTCTTAAGCATATTTAAGGGTGATAGAATCCTTCGTGGCCGTAATGCAGCTCTTGCAGCGGCATACACAACTATCGACAAGAGCTTTAAAGAGTATCGAAAGCGGGTTGTTGACCAGCTCGGTGAAGATGCTGACAAGAAATTCAAGTTCGGAACCACAACCATCGAAGAGAAGGAAAAGGTTAAGGATGAAGAGACCGGAAAGACCAAGACTGTAAAGAAGTCCACCGAAGTAACTAATGGTGGTGTAGACGGATATTCTGATTACGCTAAGTTCTTCGATTGCGGAAACACTGGTTGGAGTGATGATCCGGAAGAGAGCAAGACATTCCTCAGAAAGCAGGAGATGTTCTTCACAAACAAGCTTCGTAAGAAGGGATACGTGTTTCTTAACGAAGTGTATAGAGCTCTTGGTATCCGCGAGACCAAAGCTGGTCAGGTGGTTGGATGGTTTTACGATCCGAGCGATAAGAATCGCGACAATTATGTCAGCTTCGGCATATTTGATGTTAACAAGCCTAAGAATGGCGATTTCGTCAACGGGATCGAAAAGACTATTATCCTTGATTTTAACGTGGATGGGCCGATCGTAGACCTGATCTAGGCCTATGGTACTATTGATTATATTGGTGGGCATTCTGGTAATGTCGGAGTGTCCGCCACAGAAGGAGGATATTTATGGACCAGGAAAGGACAGAGGCTATAAACCAGTTAAAAAATTACATCGAAGAGTACTCAAACAACAACAAGGACTTTGAGGCTGGTGTTCTTCGAGGGATATTTTACTCGGTTACGCTTCTTGAGAACGGCAAAGCATACGCCGACAAAAAGGTGGACATGCGAAACCTGTAAGGAGGTACACAATGAACAAGATATTTTACGCGCTCAGTTTCGTTTTAGGTGGCGTAGTGGGCTCATTAGTAACACTTAAGTATGCTGAAAAGAAGTATAGAAAAATAGCTGACGAAGAGGTTGAATCCGTGAAAGCTGAGTTCTCTAAGAACAAGAAGATATTCATGGATGAAGTTAAAACAGAGGTTCTCGCTAATGTAGCAAAAGAGAAGCCGGATATTTTGAACTACTCTTCAATTCTTAACAAGGAGGGATACGCCGATAAAAAAGAATCCACAGCAGCCAAAGATAAGGATACAGAACCGTATCAGATTCATGAAGCGAGGTTCGGAGAGTTTGAAGACTATTCTCTTGAGACTCTTAAGTACTATTCATCGAACGATATTTTCACAGACGACCTTGATGAGACACTGGAGGATCTGAGTGTCATTCCCGCAGATGATATTCGTGAGTACTTCAAGGAGCATAAAGGAACAGACTGTGTATATATTCGTAACGAGAAGCTTAAGACTGATTATGAAGTGTTACTGGTTCTTATTTCTTATGATGAAGTGCTGGCAGAAAACCCATATTTGAATAGCGCAAGGTTAACAGATGAATAGTCTTGATATGAGAGAAGATTACTTTAAGTGGATATGCGATCTTGTCTCCGTGCGATTTCGAAATGGGGGCGCATCCTACAAAAAGCTATTAAGATATTTATTTGACGTCGAATTTGTCGCAATGATTGGACGTGACGAGAATCGTGCAGTTGATGGTAAAGATCTAAAGTATAGGTACGCTTATGACAAAGGTCTAACATACGAAGTAGTGGATCAGTATATTTACGACGAGAGATGCAGTATGCTCGAAATGCTAGTTGCATTGGCGAATCGGATTGAAGAGCAGATCATGTGTGATCCAGATATTGGTAACAGAACTGGTAAGTGGTTCTGGGACATGGTCGAAAACATTGGATTAGCTGATATGACTGACAGTAAGTTCGACATGCAGAATGTCTCTATGATAATTTACAGATTCATTCACAGAGAGTATGAACCAAACGGACGAGGTGGTGTGGTATGCATTCCTGGTTGCGAACATGACTTGCGTGAAGTTGAGATTTGGTGTCAGGTAATGTGGTATCTAACAAAATATTATTAAAGAAAGGAGAAGAGAAATGCCCAATGATTATATTCGTGTGTTAGTCACTCACGATGACTTACTCAGAAAGCTTGTTAAAACGTTACAAAACAATAACAAAGCATCGGTATTTGCAATTATCGGTTTGGGATATTTGCTGTACCGTTTGTATAAAGCCGAAAAAAGAATTGAGGAGCTCGAATTAAATCGGAGGTGGTAGTAGATGTTAGACTTTTTTAGAATTTCAACTCGCCCTGCTAAACGCGGTGTAATCGAAATCTATCCAAAGTTTATTGTCGAAAAAAGCTCTGATTTAATGATTCGAGGTGGAGACTTTTATGCGGTATGGATCGATGAGCAAAAACTCTGGTCCACAGATGAGATGGACGCTTT